ACTTAAAAGTGCGAGCCATAACCAAACCACCTTTCTTTAAACAATATTCAAACTATATACAACCCTATTATTAAGCAAAGTTCATAACGCCAAAGTAGGGAGGTAGAAGCATACCCATGCCAATCTGGGTCTGAATCTGTAGACCTTCAGTAAGGTCGTTGGTCTGCTGAGAACCATACTCGACAGTACGGGTATCGCCGATGAACTCAAGCTTAATTGGCTTAACGTCAGCGCCCATAACGAAAATCTGATTCTTGCTTAGGGCAAACTCAAAAGTACCAGACTTGAGTGTCTGAGGGATAACCATGAGCTTATTGCCTTCCCACTCGCCGATAGTGCCAGTAGAAGCCTTAGCTTCCTTCTGAGAGTTGGCAAAAGTCTTATCGGGGACAATGTTGACAAGCTTGCGGAGAGCAGCCTTGGTGCCAGCAATGGTTAGAGAACCATAACCGCCAGCGGCCTGAACTAGGTCGCAAAGATCGCCAAGAGCTTCCTCGGTGTTGCCATTCTTAGTAAACTCAGCAGGGACGGAGTTGGCAACATTCTGGAACTGAGCGTAAATGCGGTCAGACATATACTTGCTAATAGCCTTATAGACCTTATCAACAAGCTTATCGAGAGAAGCTACACCAAGAAGGAAGCGCTCAAGCTCGTCATAGACGTGAATGTAGTACCACTCTTTAGGAAGCGTGAACTCCTCGCCAAGATCAATGGACTGACGGTTGGTGTCCCAGTGATTACCAGCGAAAGAAGCCACTGATAGCATACCACCCTCAGAATAGAAAGCATTGTTGTCACCAAGAGCGCGATTCTTTACCTCGACAAACTCATTGATGAAGGGAGAGTCAAGAATGTTCTCGCCAATAGTGGTTGTGACAATCTCCTCGATAATCTCGAAAAGGACAGTCTTGTTACGGCGATAAGCCTGATAAAGAGTCTTGCCCTTAAGAATGTCGTTATTAATGGTGTTACGAAGAGCGTCCTCTAGGTCGCGCTTCTTTACCTCGCCGTCAAGAGAGAAATCATTACGTGCAAGGTCAAGGGCGAGATTGTAGACCTTCTGCTCGTCATTGCTAAAATCATACTTAGGCATAGTCTATATCCTCCTTAAATAAGTTAGCCCAGAACCTTGACACGGGCTGTGAACATTTCATTTGCATAACCATAGTTATGCGCAGCGGTAGCAAGAGTGCCGCCAACGATACGCTTGCGCTCAACAACGGCTTCCATAACAGGGCTACCCTCTGCGGCAGTATCAGCGGCTACAAGCTTACCAGTAGTCTCATCAATGGTAAGGTGAGCGCCAATCTTCATCTTGTCACGAGTAGCGGGAGTAACGCCCTCAATGGTGATGGCAAACTCATCGTTCTTAGCCACAACGCGGACACGGAAACGGGTGCCAGCTGGAATGATGAACTTATCACGGCGCATATCAGCGGTGCGGCGATAATCTTCCTTCCATGCAGGCTGGTCAGCGACAACTACAGTCTCGCCAGCCTTGAAGCCCTTCTTAAACTTATAGACGTGGCTACCCTCTTCCTCCTGCTCACCAAGATAACCAAAGGTGCCATTCTCAATATCCTCTTCGGCAACAGCATCAAAAATGCGCTCTGCAAATCGGGAACTCTTCATATTTGTGCTCTCGAAGACCGTCATTTTAGCCATGTGAATCCTCCTTAAATAATAAAATTAAATCTATCGATTGATATGAATTGCGCCGTACTTCTCGGACATCCAGCAATTCGAATCATTGTCATCCCCATCATCGAGGACGCCAGCAACAGCAGTTGTAGAATCCTGCTTGCTAAAGTTATTCTTACGATTAACCTTTACATAAAGAACTGCGCATTCCTTCTCAATCTCATCGACAGAAAGCTCGTCCTTCTTTTCCTTGATAGCTGCAAAATCAGCGTTCTCAGCAAGAACATCCTCATACTCAGCGAACTTAGCGTTCTTCTGAGCATCAAGTTCATCAGCCTTACGCTTCTCATCGGCAGCTACAAACTCATCATATTTATGCTTAATCTCTTCAAGCTCAGCCTTGACAGCGCTGAACTCAGACTCAATCTTAGCCTTTTCATCGGACTCAGCAGCGGCATGAGCTTCGGCATCAGCGATTTTAGCAGCAGCAGCTTCCTCGAAATCAGCCATATGCTTACCAAAATCAAATGCGCCATCTGGCTCAGCAGCGCCGTCCTCATAGTCAGAATAAGTAACCTTCTTGCGAGTCATGCTATCAAAATCAATCTTAGGACTATCACCATCAACAGCAAACTTAAAACCTACATAATGATAGTTGTCCTGCATATCGACAGCAATCACTTCGTCACCCTGAATGTCAACAGCAGAGAAGCGCGGTACATCTTCGCCCCAATAATTCTTCATCGTGGCAAACCCGCGAACAGTATTAGCTACATCCTCAAACTGCTGAAGAACAGTCTGTGCAAAATCAGTATCAGGATTGGGCATATTTCTGACACCTCCTTGTTCATCTTTATCTTTTACTAACTTAGTAAATGTAGTAAACTTTTCATTTAGCTCACTTTGAATTTCTTTCACGAAATCATCAGAAGTAAACTGAACGTCTTTTACTTTAACGTTTGCGTCTACCATAGCTGGTTCAACTGAATCGCCAAGCATACAGCACCCGTCAAATTTAAACTTTTCAAAGTGAAATATACCGTCTTCATCTTCATCACCTTCGACAGATGAGACGGCAAGCTCCATAGACTGAGCCTTTTCACCATCGCGCTCAACAATATCGGTAGAGTCGCTAAATTTTTCCCACAGCAACGCATCGACCTGTAAGAACTCCCGTTCAACTCCATCAGAACACATCTTTGTAAACCATCTTGGATTACAAGACTCTGGAATTACGCCATAGGCAGAACCAACGTACTTGTCTTCAATACCGTTCTCGGTTCTTGTAAGCACATACTCATGTCCCTTGAAGTCTGCTTCCTGAGCAAACTTATCATATTTTATAAATCCAAGAACAGGTGTGTTCTTTATTGAGTCGATACAATCATCGACAACTTCTTTAGAGAAAAAACTTTTATTTAAATTCTCACCAGTATGTAATACATCTATTGTGATATTTAAAAATCTAGTATCATCATCCGATATCTCTCCGTTAATAGAGAACGTTGAATGCAGTGAGTTAAATTTATTACCCATAAATTATTACCCCCAGAAACAACTATCAGTTAGAATAGACATCTTCTTTTATCAGATTTCCATTTTTCAATGTTTGATTCAATGGACTCATCGTTATCAAAGACATAAACGATAAACCCATCTACACGTTCTATCCTTATGAGCTTGGAACCATGTCTCATAAGATATAGCGCTAAGTGCTTACCTTTGCAATTAAATTCTTCTCGCATATCAAACACCTCGCATTATCTATCATTCTTCTCGCCATCGCGCGTCTTTTCGCCTTCAACATCAAGCGTCTCTCCGCGATCTTCAGCCGTTGGCCTGCCAACCTCTTTCTCTGTAACCTGAGCAGGCTCAGTATAAGAAGTAGCAAGAGGAATGAAATTATTATGGAAATCAAAGATATCGTTATGCAAAATAAAAGACCCCAACGTTCTAGAAGGAGTCATATCAAGAGATGCAAGCCATTTATCGATACAAGACACACCAAGCGTTACAGCGTCCTTATATCTCTTGCTAACGTTATCTCTGTTAAAGATAGTTATATCAAGGAGATAAAAATAAAATTTGAAAGCCTTTTTATTATAATTTCTAAGCTTTATATATCTATTAGTCCATCGTTCAAGCTGTCTGTATACCCCGTATACGAAACCAGCATCGTTCTCAACGGACATTGTTACAGCCGTACCAGAAGACGAACCGTTAAACAGCTCTTTAGACTCACCAGATGAATTATAAAGCTCATCAATTGCATCAGAAACGTTGTTTCTTGTATTGCTAGAATCCTTAAAGCTTATAGCTTCACCATCTGAACCAAGGGTATGAATCAGCCCAATGTCATCGCTCATACTCTCTCTGTTGATTTCGGCGAATAAGCTGAGCGTATCGGGAGTAAGAAGCGGCTTGTCTACAGTTGTCTCATCGATAGGAACCTTAACCATAATCGCCTTATAGTTATCGGTTCTGGCAGACTGCAACTTTAACTTCTTATAAGTATCGAGATCAATAATATCCTTAACCATTCCTATGAGCATTGGATATGGATATGTCCATTGACTATTCAGCTTAATGCAAATCTGCTTATCTGCTGGCGGCTTATACCAAAAAGATGCATTGCCATCAATATAATCCAGATAAGCTTGCTGTACATAATCTGGATACGCAGCTAACTCACTTTGCTTTATCTTGCCAAGGTCAATTTTAAAATTATATAAACCATCTTGAACTTGATATAGCTGGCATATCTTATAATCTATCTTAAGAAAAAAGAAATCTGTCGAACTTTCAACTACAAGTCCACAATAAATATCTTGATATGGTAGATATCTCATTATCTTGGCGAACTCGTGTTTTAAATTCATATCCTCAAGTTTAGCCGCAAGCTTAGAATACTGCTTCTTAATCGTATCAGTCTTTGCGGTATTCTGAACATCATATAAATCAACCCACCAACAGAAAAGAGCCATGTTGCTATAAAGGCTATTCAGTCTATAATAGTGCGGGGATACACGCATGAGGTAAGACGATGCATCAAGAAGCAAACGCCAATATTTTTTCGGATGTTTGATTGCGGTATCAATATCACTTAATTTAATATCTCCGATACACCCAGTTTCAAGAATCTCTGTATTCAGAAACAGGTCGTTGCGCATTAATCTGCTAAACGCACTCCAATCGACCTTGCCATCTTTTTCTGATTTCTTAAATGATTCTTCGTCACGAAGATAATCTTCTTTTGTATATTCAGACGCATATTCAGAATCTAGTTTATCATTAGCCATTAAACCGATTCACCTCCTTAATATGCGCACAAAACCATTAGTACATATTTGGTCTTTTGTTTAACTTTTTCATTTGTTTTGCATAGGATTTAATATCAAAAGAAACATGCGGCTTTTGAAGAATTTCACGCTCAAGCTGACACTGAACCCAATAATTATATGCCAATGAACTGTAGCGGTCTTTTCTCATACCAGTCTTTTCTATAATTTTGATATTAGTTCCCTTTATCTCATGCTCAAGCTTTGTAAGCTCGTATATCAATAATGTCGTTTGTATATACGGCATTTTATATTGTAATTGCTCAAAAGGCTGCATCTTTGCATAGCCTTTTATTTTATCTTTTAAGATTTCTTCTGCTTCGAATTCCGAGACAAGAAGATTAATCTTACCCTGTTTAAATCCGCTTCTAAGCAAAATACAAATCTCATTATTAAAAGAAGCGCTCGCTTTGATAGACCAAATAACTTCTGGGGCATTAGACACTTTACATCTAGCAGCCATATCCTTATCATTACAACAAGATAGAGCGCCATATAACTCGCCTGTCTCTGGGTCTACCATGTCTCTGATAATAGCATCGAATACGCCAAGACCGCTGCCATTCGTATCGATTACAAGGTCTGTGCATTTATACAGTTTAAACAATCTGCGAATCACAAGCGCCAATTCATCTGTATTAAGACCCTCGTGGTTTTCGAGATATATTATATTAGACACGTAATTATTATTATTCGTAGGAATTGCGCTGTTAATTATAATTGCACTGGCATCGTTTCTATGCTTATTAGAAGCCATAAGCGCAACGTCTACAGACATAATTCGTCTTTCATTTGTGGCTAAATCTGGTATCTTATATGTCTTATTGTTTATAAGTGATGGCGGATATACTGCTGTTTGCAAAGTTCTTCTGCATCCGATATCGTCAAATGAGAAGAAAGCGCCTTCTGTATCTCCGAAGAACAAGCAGTCCATCTCCATGCTCCACTTGACTTCATCGAAGTCTTGTTCAGACATCTCATCTTCAATTTGTTCACGGGATAACAAACCTTCTTTTACAGAGACTTGATACGGCAATCCACAGATAAAATACTTCTTAGTATCATCAAGCATATTTACCGTATAAGCCTTTGCCTTTTCAAAAGACCAATGGTTTTTATACCACGCCGAACTCATATAGAACTCTTTATTTCGTTCTAGAAGATGTGCGTATTTTGGATTATTTAAATAATTCGGCTGTCTTGGAGCTGTAAGGAATCGTCTCAATACCGTGTTAATAGTATCTAAGTCAACCATTCTAAACTCATCGACCAACAAAATATTAGCACGTGCGCCACGACCAGAATCAGAAGCGGTAACGACTCTAATCCATGAGCCGTTTGCAAATTCAATTACGGCTTTATTTGCGCCAACGGCAGCATATGTAATTTCTCGTCTAAGATTTTCAGACCCAAAACCATAATTCTTCATAAAGTCATCTGTAATCTTCAACAAAACCTCATTCGCCTGTGGTCTTGTTGCGGAAGCGATGCATATTTTTGTTTTAGGGAAAAGAATACATCTAACTACACAAAACAAGGCAGTTAACCATGTTTTTCCCTGTCCACGCGCGGCGATGTACATAAAGAAATTATTATGCATCATCGCATATAGCAATATCTTTTGAAATAATTTTAATTTAATATTTAAATAATCAACAACAAAGCGATGGGGATTAGCCCTGTAAAAACCAGCCCACACTGCAATACCATTCATAATGCGTTCTGATTTTTCGTTAGCAATCTCTTTTTCTGATTTTTTTCTACTAGCTTTATTCGCCATATAAACACCGCCTAATCATCATCTACAACGGTGTCACCAAAAATAGCATCAAACAAAGCTTCGTTATCATCATCATCATCATACTCTGGCTTTTCAACCGTATACTTTTTCATAAATTTCGTATACAGTTTTGACAAACCATTTTTCAAATTCATCATCTTAGCAAGATGCCCACGAAAAAATACATCGATGTAAAGACCTATATTGTCAACGTCTTTCAAATCATCTTCTGGCTCTGGAATCGGTCTTGTGTTTTCCCACTTATCAATAAGCGTGCCAAATGTTTGGCTATCAGATGTAGTATCGCCAGAGTTTTGTTTTGGTTGCAACTTAGCCGTGTCAAGAAGCTTCTGGAATGTAGCTGTCAAATCCTTTGTATCCTGCTTTGCCCTAGTTGCCTTTAGCAACTCAAGCTGAGTAAAACACAGCTGCTTAAAAACCTCTTCTTGAGCCTTGGTATTGCACTCGTGTCTAGTAGTCCAGTCACAATATTCATTGTAAAGAAAGATGTAATCATCATTATCGAAACCATTGCCAAATAGTTTTATCGCCTTGTCTATTGTTTCGTTCATATCAGAATCGTCATCTGAATATATAGATATGGGCTTATTATTAAACTTTGCTTCATTATATCTTTCTTCTAATGTCCTATCATAACCACCTCTATACTGTCTAAGTGGTGAAATCGAGATATAAGAAGATATGAGAGAGCATGTTAAATCGCCATCTTCCATTCTTTTAACAGTGGCATTATATGCATCATCGCAAAAATATATATCTAAAAACATACATAGCCGCTCAACGGCTTTCTTTTCTGGATTCGCATATCCGTTAGATTTATATGCATTTAAATAATTATAATAAATTTTATTAATACATTCTTTGCACCACGGCATCTTTCCATATGAAGCATATATGTCACTATTTGATTTATAAAAATCCTTCGACTTAAGCTCCTTGCCACAACAAGCACAATGCAGTGTCGAAGTGGAATCATCGTTTTTCCTAGCTGTTCTTCCCGCCATACGACACTACACCACCTTTCTTCAAACAAACTATTTAAATTTAATATCGTAGATACAATCAAGTCCATCTTCTGTTATCACGGAAATCAACTGCTCTGGCTTGTTCCTAAGCCTTTTATCTAAGCAGTATTCATCTCCGCCACCAGCAAACGTACCAGCCTGAAGAACTTTTGTATCATAAGATGTAACCATTGCATTCGTATGTCTATGACCACAATAAATAATATCTGGCTTTCTACCAGTAAACATAGTTAGCTTCTGAACCATGTTGTTTAGATTATCGCGATCACCATGCACCCCATATATCAGCTGTCCGCGAACATTGAATATAGCAATGCTGCATTCAATATCGTTTTCGTGAAATACTACATTTTTAAAATTCTGTAGCTTTGCACTGAGATATGGGATAGCAAGCAAGTCCATATTTTCTCCACGCAAATTCTCATCTTTATTCTGAGAAAGACGGGAGTGATTGCCCATGCTTACATACACATTTACAGTATTAAATCTATAACTTAGCTCTGTTAAGAACTGAGACAGATAATCTGTAACAGTTAAAAACTGCTCAATGATATTCTGATTATTTTCAATTCTAATAGTATTATGAATGAAACCAGAGATGAGTTCGCTTAGAATAACATAGATGTTCTCTGATCCGTGACGTAGCTGAACTTCAAAAATCTTATCAAGATATTGATTAATTCTATCTCGCAAAATATCGTTATTAAACTTATTAAAATAATTATCTACTTCAATACCAGTATGCACATCAAAGAAAGTGCATACTATATCATTATCTGACTTTAAAGAGCCAGTGAACTTCTTATCTTCATCATAAAAAAGTGGGTGACAGTCGCTTTCAGAAATACTTCTTATGATTTGCTCTTTGTAGCTTTCTTTTCGCGCCTGTTCACGAATCATCCTACGAAGTTCATTACGTTCATCACGAACCTTAACTTGCTGTTTCTCAAGTTCTTGTTTTTGAGATTGTAATTCTTTTAGGTATTCATCATTGTCATATTTATTAAACACACCAGCATCATAAAATTTTTTTGCCTGCTGATATGGTTTTCTAAATGCCGAGGAAGTATAAGGCATATCTTCATTGCCGATTTCCTTGTTAATGATATCGGCCAATTCGTCCCAATTCATATCTATAATTCCAGATTCCTTGGCTTGCCCAAGTCTCCAAATATATTGTTCTAGATTTTCAGATTCGCCTTTATGTAAATCCACGTATGGCACCTCCTCATATTTTTCATCTTGCAGTAACAAAACAAGATGATGGTGAAATATTTGATTTTCACAAATATCTTCCAAACTTTTACTTCATACACTATTGGATGTTCTGTATTGAACTAATTTCACCCAGAACAAAACAAAGAAGGGTGGCTAAAGCCACCCAGTCTGAGTTATATTAATATTAAGTTGTTATCTTGCATAACGTACACGGCATAAATTATTCGTTGCTGTGACAACCAAAAAGGAAGTCACAGCAACAACAAAGAAAGGTGTAGAAATATGAATGCAAGAAAAATACGCGAAGAGCAATCTCCGCATTTATATATTCAGCCAACTAGCTGCGTATATAACGATTATTTACTTACGAGAGCTAATCTTATCGCAATATGTTCTTGTGATGTGAGCCTTTGGAACAATTTTACTCTTCGTCACAATTGTCTCTCCCGTAAGATTATTAACCTTCTCATGAGATGGAACATATACTCCGTTTAATACGATACCCTCAAACAACCTAATAGAAATATTTCTATCTTCATTTGCTAGAGACAAAGCGTCTGAAACGTTCTTTTCAAGAGATTCATATACGCACTTAACCGTATTCTTATCGATTCTACAATCCTTGGCAACGGACTTAATTAGCATATCTTTCGTATATGTAACCTTTTTGTCATCATTCTTAGCCATTAATCTTCTCCTTCATACTTAATTGGTGTAGTTGGCGATTTTGAAAAAAGTCTTGAAATATATATGTCCTCCATATAGCGAGATTTCAAAATTTTCAAACTACATTAAATCTATGTATTTTAAAAATCAGTAAATTTAAACATATAACCTTAATAGTATGTTATATGTTTAAATATTCTGGTCGCGTGACTTTTGAGTTTCGCGCTGTTTTTTCTTTCTTAATCTGGCAAGTTCGCGCTTGTGCTCTTGCGTACATTCATGACATCTACATGTTTTTGTATCCTTGATACTGACTTCAAACCATTCTCCACAGTCCACGCACTGCACGTCTCGCGTCTCTCGCTTTACATTGCGGGAAAGATTATCATAGACTATATCCCCATAGCACAGCCAAAGAGCCATCTTGTTCTTGCCGCCCTTGACACCGTAAAGAAACTTCACGAGGATATCTACAATCTTAAAATCATCGTATCCAAACGAAGAAAGCTCTTCATATATCTCCTTAGAAATCTTTCTATACTTTAAATCGCGGCGCATCTTAGATTTTGACATATCGTCAGAAGAAAAACCCTTAACCGCATCGTTCAATGCAAACTGATACTTCTTATTCAGTTCACAATACTTAACAATCAACGGATCGGTTTCTTCCTTGATAATCTTACCTCTGTCTGTAAATGACACCATGCAATCAGTTCTAACATCTCTCATCATAAGTGTATAATTAATTTTATCAAGACCAAGCTTCCTGCAATTTATTCTCGGATTCGGAATAATATCATTAAGCTTATTGACGAGACTATTGTTGATATCAGATACCTGATGTAGCTTTTTGTCCTTTGCATATACAAAGAAATGAGGGAGGAGGTCTTTAGTAAAACCAGTTATCAGCTCTTTTTCGTAATCTGGTCTTTCTGGTTTATACAACGTTTTAGCATACCTATTATACCCTTGCTTTCGCAATACTTTAACACCAATCAAATGGTGGGAGTAGACTATATCTTCATCCAATCATATTGGACGGTTGGCACTTCGGAAACTAGAATTGCACCAGAATCCTACTCCATTTCTGGATAGTCGTTTGACCTTCCTTGCTTCCAGCAAGGCTTGGCACTGGATTGTCGTATGACTATAATAGCCACTTAGATTTTCCCAGTTAGCACATCATCTAACCGCCATTTACTGCGGTTCCTATGCGTATAATGCACACCCTAGATCTCTAGGTTCACCAACTTTTTCAATATGCATTACTGCATAAAGCGACTAAATTTTAATCGATTACGAAGTTATTCTCCATGCAAAGAAGTCTAATTACATCAATTGCACGCTTCTTATCTTCGTCTGTGCCAGATATGAACACCTCACTGTTCCAAATCTTAGAGATGTTGTTACTGTAGATTCCGATATTTCCACCAACAAATGCAGCATGAAGTCCACCGTAGATTGCAGCATTATCAAGATGCACTGGCTCGGCCTTCCTCATATTGTAGTAAAGCGGAACAATGTCAAACTTCTTAAGATTTCTTTCCGCAACTGCAATAAGAGTCTTATCTGCAACAACCAACGATTTATCCCCATCAACATCAAATTGAAGAATCTTACTAATCATGTCCTTACAGCTTGTGTATACGGCATCTGTGCCAAACCACTCTCTAACACTATTCTTTTTATCTCCATATGCATAGCAAGCAACATTTTTTCTAATAGCATGTTCCATGAAAAGATGAGGGGAGCGAAGGCAATCAAGCTTTTCGTCTTTTCTAAACAACCAGCAGAACACCTCTCCGTTTTCAAGTAGGCCATCAGGATTATCTTTGCCCATAAACCAATGCTCACAAGCAGCATAGAAGTCTGGAAGTAAAAATGTATACTTGCCATGAACCTTCAGCTTTCCAGCTTTGAATCTCTTAACCATGCTATCTTTGATATCTCTCAATTGAGACTTAGCATATTCATCATTCAACAAAGCGGGGTATAGGTCGATAGCCTTTTGAAATGCGGTCTTATTTGTATTATACGGCGTTGCACCGAACACATCCTTGATACTCTCAACGGAACCGCATAAGTTCTCAAGCTTATTTATTGACTGGAAGGCAATATCTGCAAGCTCATCATCGGTAACATCAGTCAATGTCTGAAGCATCTGATAATTGATAGTAGCGTCTTTGATGCGCTCTTCCTCGACATTAGTTACGCCAGCTGTACATCCATATCTCTTGAACATCTCCTTATATTGATCCCAAGATTCATAATATTTGTTCATCTTAAACTGGGACTTTGTGAAGATAATCTGAATATCCTCATCGATGATGTTATGCTCTTTGCCATATATATCCTTGATAACAGGAGAGCATTCATTCACCTCGATGAACTTCTTAAAATCAAAAGCGCCAAGAAGACCCTTTACCCACGGTAGCCTAACCATACGATTTCTACCAAGACAAGGCAACATCATTCCCGCTCCATCAGTATGTGGGATAGGGACATTACCAGTTATCCTCTTGATGGAGTAGTCCGCATCGTCAATTAAATCATATGTACCAACAACATCAGTCTCAAAATCATCGATAACGATAGTCTTGTCAATGTCGAACTCATTCCATACATCGGTTGCAGAGTTTGCAAGCGCCATATAAGCAAGATGCTTATTGGGATTGTTGCCACCATGTGCATTGATGTCATCAATCGTCAACCCGCACATAATCGTCTTCTCATGTTTTTTCCAAGTTGACTCTTTGACGAATACACACTTCTTTGTGCGAATCTGCCCAGCAGAAGAGGTGAAGTAAATATACTTCTCGCCATTGTATTCGAAACCATTGTAAATCAAGTCTTTAATCATATCGAAATAATAGACCTGAATAACCATGAAGTCTTCGCATAGCTCATCTGGCTTGGCACCTATGGTTCTTGTGAAATATGAATCGAATACAGAGATGATGTTCTTCTCTGACACTTGGTTATCACGAAGCATTCTTGTGTGGTGTCTACCGTCTGACGCAATATTCGCTTCAACCTTATTAGACAGAAGGGTAAGCAGCCTTTCCTTAGTTTCGTTGATTTTTGTGTTCTTAAGAGACACCAGACTCTTCAGTCGTCGATATTCGCAACCAAGCTCACTCAGCTCTTTGCTATCATCTCCAAACAAAGAAAAATCATATTCGTCCTTTGCAATAGATGCAAGACCATCTTTGTCAACGCCGTAAGACTCAAACTTAGACTCAATGTTTCGGACACCGACTATTGTTTTCTTTATCTTGCCATCATTACCTTTGATAACAGCGCCATTCAGCAGTTGATTCCTTTCACTTCTCAACTTGTGGTTAAGCCAGTGAAGGTAGGACTCTCTATTGTCATAAAAGTTCCCAGTGTCTAGGGAATAGATGTCTATCTGCTTATCGAGCACGTTGCCACCTCCTGATTCTTTATCAATGCAAAAGCCACGTTACACACTAGTTGCAGATCGCATAGATGATGCCGCAAACGATAAGAGTGCAGATGAGGTTCATATCAGATACACCTTCTTAAATAGAAAAACCCAACTTCAATACATAGCATATAACATTATCAGTTAAAAGTAAAGAAGATTTTTACATTATTTTCAAGCATTCTATATCATCCCAATCTTCATCAGTAGCTTCTTCTTGTTTGAAATCTCGCGCATATAGTATCCCTCGCCGCAAGTCATCAGATAGCCGTTCTCACGTTTATACATATTGCACACGAGAGTGTGGTTAGTTCTCCATTTGCCGTCAACCTTGACTCTCGGCAGCGGCTCATAATAGAGAAGTCCAAGTTCATACAGCACCTTTACCGCCTGCGACATTGCTCTTTCTGAAATACCAATCTCCTCAGCTTCATCACGATAGAACATATTCATGACTTCTGGCTTCTTTGTTCTTCTGCTTTCAACTGGATTCTCCTGACATGCATCTTCGTTGGATAGCCTATTTGGCCTATTTCGTATATTCATCTTAAGGTATGCGTATACACGAAGCAGGATATCGTTGTTCACATATTTGCTCTTGGTGTCATATTCCATAATCTTCTCATACTCATCAAGATATACGATGGCGAAGTAATCCGTATCGCATTCGTCCTTCACTTTTCCGTTGTTGAATTCGGCAATGCACATCTTGGTATTCTCGATACCGCCATCAAGAGACAAGTAGCCAAGATCGCAAAGGTCATTCACGGCAGATGCAAACTTAGAGTTTATACCGCGACTGTGCCTATCAGAGTTCTTACCGTGCCATTTGACCATCCAGTTGATATTGAACATCACCTTATCGTCCAGACCCCTTCTCACGGCAAAGAACATAAATGTCGTTATAAGCATATCATTTGAATCGCTGTTGACGATAATCTCTTTGGGGATACGAAAGTAAACACCGTCATTACCATCAAGCTTAGACTTTGAATCGTATTCATATAAGGTATTATCAGACAATTTGACACCTCCAAGCAAGTTCAAAACATTTGAATTATACCACACTTTCCGTGGACAACTAATAGAAATCTTTAAGTTGTCCACGTTTTTTGTGGACAAGTGTAAAAAGTAACTGACTTGTCCACGTTT